ATGGCGGGCCGGTCAAAGTATCTCTACTTCAAGCGCAAGCGCTACAGTGCCAGAATCGCGGTCCCTAAGCCTTTGCAAGGGATCATGGGTAAGACTGAGCTGACGAAGGCACTGGGCGCAGATCGGCGCGAGGCAGAGAAACGCCTTCCCGGCGTGGTCGCGTCTATGTTGCGCGATCTTGAGCTGGCAGAGCGCAAGCTGAAAGGCGAGAATCTGCATGGGGCCGATGATCTGTTGCGGCTGGCTAACTTCTGGACAAATGCGGGCTAACTTCTGGACGAAAAAGTTCGCCGATAGGATCCCTTTGCGGCGCGCTACCATCTGCACAGGTGATTTTGGTTGGCGTTGACGAGAACAGTCTGTACGCCCTTGAAAAATGGCGCGGAGGCTTCGAACTTAGGTTGAGAACACGTCATACGAGGTATTACCAATGATCCTTCTCAAGTCATCCCACCCCGACTGCCGTTACAGGTCATACCCTTTTGCTCTCAAAGATGCCCCGTTGGCGCCTAGCCAGGTATCCAAACTTCCAACGGTGGTGTGCTCCTCAAACGCCAAGTCCCTTTGCAGTGTCCATCTAATGCCGCAATTAAAGGGCTAGCACGGACTTCTTCGACGGATGAGACTGCCGTCAGGATCTGACCCCCGCAGCAATTCCCACGTGGATCCTGACAGCTAAACCAGCCCGCCGATCAGGGTCGCCCATATAGCGGCCCCGCCGAGGATCGACGGGACCAGCCACCAGCAGGGCGTCACGGGAATGTCGCAGGATCAGGATAAGTGTCGCCGAACCATTCCCCGCCCGGTGCATGCGCGGCGGTGAACATCGCAAAGTCGATGGCATCAAGCTCCGCGTAGGTTCGCCCAGAGACCGTCATGTCTTCAATATAGACCCGCTCAATGATGCCCGACACGCCCGGAAGGTTGAATGCGCCGTATCCAGGGACAGTTCCAACACTAAAATACGGGGAGTTTGTCAGGCCCACATTGGCGGGCTTCTCTAAACCATTGCCGTTCCATCCCTGCCGACCGATGTTCCGAATACGCGGGGCGTCGGTGTCCCAAAGCGCATTGAATGTGCCTTGGCCCGGAAATCTCTGCCCCAAGGTGTACGCGCTGCCACTGCCAGAAAGGTCGAACAGGGTGCTGCCACTTGGAGAAGACACCCGGGAATAGATGCCCAAAGGCATTGGGGCATTCTGAGAGCCTTGTACGCCACGACGAAGCGACCGCATCCAGATGCTGGCAAAGAAAGCGTGGTCACTGTTATCGAACAGGTAATTCTTAAGGAAAGCGGCCTCGATGCCCAACCCACTAGGCGTGGTAAGACCCGAGGTATGGCTCCACAGACCATAAATTCCGCCCTTGGAAGTCCGCTGTTTCAATGCCGGGACGCTGTTCGCAGGATTGGTGTTAAAGATGGTGGGACGTGCGACAGATGGGGATACACCGAGGATACCACCGGAGATATCTGCGGCGATGTTGCTGAGTGCAGCACCAGCAACCACCCCTCTAGCATCGCCGCCATCAGAGTGGGTCGGATCCCAGAGCAGCAGGCTCCCTTTCGACATGATCGGATCGGCGTAAATCTTCGGGCCGGTGAACGAAGTGATCCCCGGAATGATAAGGCGCTTGCCCATGGTTCAGCTCCAGTAAGAGAGGGAAACGCCTGCCAGATAGAAGCAGACGGCGATGACGTATTGCCCAGCATCGTTGTGGTGGACCCCATCAGAACGAAGGGAAGGCGGGATAGAGCCGACCGCGATGGCGGCGAGGTCGTCGCTGGTAGGCGTTAGCCCTGCGACCTGAAAAGCCCAAAGCGACGAAAGCATTGCCCGAATGTTCACAAAGCGCGGGCCGAACTCTTTCAGATATCGCGCTTCCATCTCGGCGTTTGTGGCGGCGTTGACGCCTGTCCGGGTCCAGACGAGGAAGCGACCGGCCCGACCCTGACTGGTCCAGTTGATCATGGCCCAGTTCATCCGGATCAGGTCTTCAAGATCCGAATAGCCACCATTCTGACCGATGCCGATGATGGGGAAACCATCCCGATAAGCGTCATAGGCAGCGGTTTTCACCCTACAGGGTGAAGGCATCATGACCGCAGCGCCGGCTGCGGCCCGCGTAAAGCGATAAACGACCGAGGTGTCTTCGAGAACATGGCGGGACAGGGTGCCGCGAATGCCACATATCTCCACCGGGTTTACCCCAAGGCTCCCCTGCACGAGAGGCGCAACAGAGAGACCGTCCTGATAGGTCAGTGTGATGTCCACTGGCGCTGTATCTGCCGGGATGTTGTTTCCCGGAAATCCTGCAAGAAAGCTGAGCGCCGATGTACGGGCGGTAATGGTGCGCGCGGTCTCGCCACCGATACCCATTGGATCATGGGGGATGCCGGTAAGGTTGGACAGGACATCGCGCCAACGATTACCAGCAGTTCCGCCAGCGCCAGCGCTCAGGCTGTCCCCAATGGGTAGCAGACGATCAGGCGGACGATCCCAAAGGTTTGCGACAGGCATGCGCTCCTGGAACCACGACAACAGCCGCAGCATGACCCGGTCTGTCAGATGCCCGGCCTCATCCAGTTCGAGATCCGAGCTGTTGCCGTCCTCATCGGTGATCGCGAACGAGACGGTTGCCTGTTCTGGCAGATCGGCTGCCGTCACCCCGCCAAGCGAAGCCGGTGGCAGGAAGGGAGCGACACCCCCCGCGATATTCTCAAGGGCGCGCGGCGTGAAATGCCCCTCAGGGTCAAGCTCGACATCGGATGCATTGCCGTCTTCGTCAGTGATGGCGAAGGAAATCTCCGCAGCCGGTGCAATCGCGCCGAACCGCGCATCGCCGATCTGGCTCTGCAATTGCTCCATGTCTGACCGTTGCGCCTTGTCAGAAAGCGCCGGCACGCTGGGCGTCGTCGCGATCAGCGTGGCAACCCCGCCTGCATCGTGCCGGTAGATGTAGAGCGCGACATCCGGATCGGCCGAGGTCAGGTTAAAGGTCTGATCCACCTCAGTGGCGGCGAGGCCCTCGACCGTGGTCGGGTAGATCTTGGTCTGATCGCGCTCGAGGTTACGGAGGTCCTCCATACCGTCTGCAACAGGACCAGTTGCCACCAGTTGAGTGGCGAAATCATTGAAAGCCTGACGCCCGGTCCCATCGGGGCCGTTGACCAGCAGCTCTGCCGAGATACTGACGCGCGCGATGTTTTCAGAGCTGATGCCGCCTGCCATGCCTGTCTCCTGTGGGATCAGTCATGGCTTTACGCGCGCGCGCGATGATGTTGGTCCGGACATCTGTCCGGGCGCTGCCCCGGCCACTATTCAATTGCTTACAAGGCGGTGTAGGGTTTGAGATTTAGAGGACGGAGGTTTTATGAATTTTGTTTCCTTGGTCATCGGAGGAACACCTCCGACATCCCCGACGTGGCTCTCTGCTGTTTTACCAGGAATCACCGTTGCGCTAGGAGCAGGCATAACGCTGTTCCTGCTGAACTGGCTCAGAGAGTGGCTCACAGCGCATTGGAAGCGCAAAACCGATGCCGGAGTACTCGCCTTTTCACTCGTGACTGAATTCGACCGCCTCGTCGGTGACTGCACAGAGGTGATCAATGATCCTTTGCAAGTTAATGGACAAGGCTGGCGCGCGACAGTGAACTCTCCCAGGATGACTTTTCCCGAAAGCTGGGACTGGCGATGCTTTCCGTCGAAGCTTCAGTACAGAATCCGGTCCATCCCGAACCAGATCGCGCTAGCGGACGGCTACGTGCATGACCTGTATTTCTACGGCGAAGGCCCTCCAGAATATGAAGACGCCTTTGATGAGCGCATTCTACGCTATGCAGCAATCGGTATTGAGGCAGTTTTGATCAACGAAACCCTCGCTAAGGAATATGGTGTGCCCTTGCTGGACCGAGGTGACTGGGATCCTGTGGAAAAATTCAACAGAGAGATTCAGAAAATTAGGGTCAAGCACAAGGTAGCAGAAGCAAAGGCAAAGGCGGCTCGTCGGAGGAAGCCGACCAACGCGCGCGCTAAGGTTGCTTCAGACAACCATGACGCTGAACGGCCCTGAAACCGGCCCCGGCACACCCTCGGAGGTCTGCGGCTCGAGCCAGACAAAATGCTCGCCTTGCGAGAGACAGGCGGCTGTCTCGAGATAGGCGACGACACCGGTGATCGAGCCGTCAAAATCCGCAGACGCGAGGAACTCGATGCGGGTGTTTCCGGTGACCGCCTGGATGCGGTCGAGATGCTCGCCATTCCCTGACGCCGCCTGCCCCGGACGGGTGCTGCCGCCGCTGAGGCGGGGCGTGACCGTCCCGGCCGTGCGCCCCGTCACAGTGAAGGCGAGGCGATACCATTTGCCCGTGATGGTTTCGAAGCTCTGCCCGATCACATCGGCCGTGCCGGGTGTGTGTGTGGCGAGACCGCCTGAAACTTCCCATCCCGCTTCGGCATCCCATGCGGCCGGGTTTGTCATCAGGCCGCCAGTGACCAGATTAGATCGCGTGGTGTCTCCCAGCGGGATCGACATCGCCTGCAGAGGCGTCGAGCTGTGCGCCGCGCCAACCGCATCTGTCTCACGATAGAGCAGATCCCAGTCTGCCCGATAAATCTGGATCCGGGTTGTCAGGGCATCGTCGCCGGTGGAAAGCTGGATCAGAGCGCCGCCGAGCAGCGGCGTGATGGAAATCGCCTCCTGATCCAGCGCCGCCGGCAGATCGATGCTGCCACCGACCAGCAGGGTCAGCTCTGTCGTTCGGGGACCAGCGATTCCATTGGCTGAAATTGCCCGCGCGCGGATCTGGACGGTTTCACCGGAGCTATACTCCTCGATGCTGCCGCCGCCATTCGCGGCTGGAATGCTGACAGTCGTCCAGATGCCCGACGTGCCGTCGCGGTGATCGACTTCGAAACTGGCGGTGCTGACCGGCCCGCTGCCCGCCACGAGGGAGTAGAAGATGAACCCCGCCTCATCCGTTTCCGCCACGCCGAAACTGACGCCGGAAAACCGGGGCGCGGGCGGCTGCATGGTATTCTCGCCGATCTCGGCGCCGACCCGGCCGGACCAGGGCGGGATCTCGGCCGCGTCCGTCAGCTCGTCGATGATGTCGGCGGCGGCAACCGCCCGGATGATCGCACATTGATCGGTGGTCGCTTCGATATTGGTGACCACGAGGTCAAAGCTGTCCTGCCCCATTATGCCGAAATGCACGATGTCATCCGCCGCCGGCACCGGCCCCGTGCCAGTCATCGTCAGCAGCACCGTTTCCCCGGGAACCGTCCGGACAGGGCGCACAACCGACTGGCCAATGGTGTCAGGTGCCATATGCGGGGGGCGGCTCTCATAGACCCGAAAGCGCAGGGCGTAGCTCGCCCCCTCGGCCATGGTCATGAGATTGTCGATTTCGACCAGCTGGCCCTGAACCAAACGGACGCGGGCAACCTGCTGGGTCTGGCGCAGAACATAATGGTTCAGCGCCACCTTGTCGCCTCGTGTCGCGACCCGCAGAAGGCCATCCTGTGTGACCTCGATCACGTCGGGGCGGTGCTCAGCCTCATGAAAGCGACGGGTCGCCTCGCGCCAGACGATGGCCGCATTGGTCAGGCCGGGCAGCGACAGCTCCTCGGTCAGGGTGATGTCACCCTCATAGCCCGGACGGCGCACGATCCGCCTCGCCTCGCGGAAATCGTTCTCCTCGTCGTTGAAGGGCACGATCCAGGCATGGGGCTTTTCAGTATAGGTGCGGCGCAGGTTGAAATCCCAGCTGTTGCGCGGGCTGATATGATCGACGATCAGACCCTCGGGCCGGTCGATGACCACGCCCCATTTGCGACCGTCATGGCGCGGTGACGCCCGGCCGGCGGCGGCGATCTCGGCCCGCGCCTCGCGCAAGGTCATGCCCGCCTGGTCCAGAACCCGGTTGTAATGCAGCTGCCTCGTCCGACAAAATTCGTGCCAGTCGGCCAGCAGCTCCAGATCGATCTGATCATCGCGCTGGCGGCGGGGATTGAAGGGTGCCTGAAGGGCGAAGCGGAAAAGGCTTGCGGGGTTCGAGGTCGGGCGTTCGATCCAGGTGCCGGTTCCCTGGTCCCAGTCGAGGCACCGCCGCGCCACAAGGGCGCTGAAATTGTCCAAAGCGCCAGACAGCTGATGTGTGGCTTTGACCCGCATCGCGACCAGCGCCAGCGGATGCGGGTAGTCAATCGGATATTCCGGCCGAAACGTCTGCAACGCGGCCCAGACCGTGCGCATCTGGACTTTGTCGTCATCGCTTTCCACGCTGAGCATGGTGCAGCGGATCTCCCAGCGACCGCGCGTCGGAAATGACCAGGAATGCTGACGGTAAAAGGCCTGCGTCGTTCGGGCCGAGACCGCCAACTCTGTAATGAACTGCCATTCATCAGATCCAGCGAGCCGTTGTTCGATCCGGACATAGACGGTGATATATCGCCGCTCGCCGTCGTCATCGAAGCGCGCGAGACCAGCGGGAAAGGCAAGGATGACATTGGCCGAGGCAGCGTCCGCGCCCGTTGTCCGGATCACCGGCTGATCCTCGTCAGGCAGGTCACCTATGACATCGACGGTAACCCATTCCCATTCGTCCCGGCTGAGCCGTCTCTTGTAGGTCCGCTGGCCGACCTTTCCCCTGATGACATTGCCCTGATCATCCCGCTGCAATGGCTTGATCAGATCAACGCCGATCTGCTCTTCCAGCACCTGCTGCGGATAGAGGGTGACCGACTCGTCATCTGCCAGACCCTCACGCACCTCGATTTCGACCTCGTCGTAATCGGCGAGACTGGTTTCGCCGATCCGGAAATCTGACAGAGACAGCGGGCCTTCGCCGAACGCGAAAAGCGCACGGACATACTGACGATCCCCGACGATCTCGGTGTAAGATCTGGCCGCGAAGGGCGGCGCATATCGGGTCTGACCCAGCACGACCGGCACCGCACCGTCAGGATCCAGCCGATTGCGCCAGCCCGACAAGGCGTAGTTAGGCTTCGTTTCCTCGGGCTTGACCGGTGGAATCAGCGCATTGATCAGCAACGACCCGAGCAGACTGACGCCCATACCCACCAAGGCGGATGTCACCGCGTAACCAACCTCGCCAGCCACAAAACCCATAGCACCCGCCGCCCAGGCACCAATGGCGACAGCCGCGACAGCCACGACAATCGACAGGACCGCGCGCAAGGCATTTTTACCGGGGACCAGTCGGATCACGACCCGAACCCCCTCGCGCGGCCTGACGCTTTGCCAGCGTTCCGGCAGCACAACAGCGGATCCCCGCGCGCTGACCAGTACCACCCGGGCGCGCGCCCTCATGGCGGGTTCAAGACCCGGCAATGCCGCCGCGACAATATCACCGACCGTCATCCCGACCGGCAGTGTCATCTCGATACGGGCGCTGCCTGGATCAATGGCAGGCGCCGCAAGGACGGGGATGCGGGCCAGGTCACAAGTCATCGCGAAGCCTCGGAAACGATGTGAACAGGCCGTTCAACGGCCTTTGAAGCATGCCGAAAGATCCCGGTCAGACGGTGAGACCAGCGCCCGGACCTGTAATCGGCCAGTTTGGCGCAATCCTCGCCCTCCATATGGATCATGAGGCCATCCCGGACGACGACACCCAGATGCGAGGTCAGACGCCCGCGCCGGATCACCGCGATATCGAAGGCCTGCGCCGGGCCGGAAACCGGCGCCCAGAGCGGCGAAACCTCAGCGCCGCCGATCAGCGCCGCGATCTCGCCCTGCTCCTCGGCCGAGGCATAGTCACCGAGGTAATCCGGCAGCGAGATGCCCAGTTCCTCGCGGTAAATCAGCCAGGCAAGACCCCAGCAATCGCAACCGCCGCGCGCACGGCCGAGATCCTCGAAGGGGATGCCGATGAAGCGATCTGACCAGTTCATAGCTTACTGCATCCCGAGCGCGGTCATGTAGACCTCGAGCATGGCTTCGGCTTCCTGGCGCTCATTCGCATCCTGCTTGCGCAACGATACGATTTTGCGGAGCGCCTTGGTGTCAAAGCCCCGGCCCTTGGCCTCGGCGTAGACCTCTTTCAGCTGCTCGGCGATATCCTTCTTCTCTGCCTCATATTGCTCGATCCGCTCGATCAGTTGGCGCAGCTCGTCGGCGGTGATGTTGAAAGCATCGTTCATGGAAGCCCCCATGCTGGTTATGAATGCAGGCCCGGAATTGGACGCCAAAGCGCCCCCCGCTGAACAGTTGACCGGATCTGAGCTGAAGACAAAGGCCGCACGAGCATACTGATCATCACCAACGATTTCGGTGTAGGACATGTGCTTCTCCTCATGAATGCAGGCCCGGAAACCGCAGTTTCGTGAGCCGCCCGGGCGGAAACGGCTCGAGGTCGGTATTCTCGCGCGACAGCGAGAGGACGATCTCGCCGGCATTGATGTCGGCCGAGATGACCTGAAGGCCGATATGCTCCTCCTCAATCAGGTCCGGCGACGAGGCGAGCACGATGGCAATGTCGATATCGGGCGGGGTCGTGACCGAAAGCACCAGCTCGACCATCGCACTGTCGAGGTTTTCCAGCACGATCTGGGCAGTGGCCGGCGCATCATCTGCGTCCCCGGGCAGCACGGCCGAGGCGATGATCCACAAGAACGGCTCCGTCACCGGATTGGCGCCACCCCAGCTGGACCGGGTGCCGTAGATCTCGGGATCGACCTGCAAGCGCTCGGTGTTGTCGGTTGAGAGCAGGATCGGCGCGGCCAGCTCCGGATGGCTGATCCGGAAGAGCGCCACCTCGATCTCACCGGTTGCCGGCGCATCCTGCGCCATGCGGGCATTCAGGCTGAGCCGTCTCATGGCAGCACCACGATGGAAAAGGATTTGCGGAATTCGATCCCGACCACGGTCTCGACCGGCAGCTGATCCCCCCAGGCGCAAAGCCAGCGGCCCGCCATCAGGATCGGAACACCGGCGCTGGTCAGCAGAGGCGCCCCACCCGAAGTCAGCAGAGACCAGCCTTCGGTGGTCGGATCCGGCATCCAGAAGCGCAAAGCACCCTGGGCGCAGGCATCTTCGAAGAAATTGTCAAAGACCGCGCGCTGATTGCGATCCAGCAACACCGAGAGCGTGACCAGCTTCGGCACACCGGAAAACCGGCGCCGATAGCGCGGCGGCCCCATATCGGCCTGCGTCTTGCGTCGGGCCTCCTGGGATTGCCGCTGCCAGCTGTCCCGTTCGGGGCGCGGCAAGGATGAGGGCCAGACCGCGATCATCCGCGCCTCGTGGCTGGCTGGCGCAATCCATAGCCCTGCTGGAGCGCACGGGCGCCGCGACCGCCCGGAGTGGTGATGCCCTCGGCCGTCGCATCCGAGAAGATGAAACGCTGCTGGCGCTGACCGCGCGCGTCGGTGGTTTCCTCGGTTTCGACCCGGACACCGTTCGAACTGCGATCCTCGAAGGTCTGGTTGATCTGAACGACGGCCGGCGCATTGCTGTTCGCCGCCATGACCGGCGCGCGCGATGTCAGGATTTCACGGGTCTGCGCCGCGTTGAAGATCCGGGATGCGCCGGTCGCCTCCAGCTCCGGACCATTTTCGCCGACAATGCGCCAGCCGCCACGGTGATCACCGCCAGAGGCAAAGCCGGGCAGACCGATGGCACTGGCGATCCCGCCGGCCAGGGTTCCGAGGAAGCCCATGAACCCACCCTGCGCACCGCCCGAGGTGAAACCGTTCACGCCGCTGACGAGCGCGTTGCCAAAGGCGTCCATGCCGGTGCCGAGCGTCCCAAGATTGGCGGTTGCCTGCGTGGCCGTGGTGCCAAATTTCGCCAGAGAGGCTTCGGCCGCCCCGAGCCGGCCATTCCAGTTATGTGCTCCGGTCGGATTGGCAGCGGTCCAGCCCTGCGGGCGTTCGAAACCAGCAAATGCCGCAGTCGCCTGCTGAACATTGGTCGAGGCCATGAGCTTTTTCATGGCCGCGCTCTCAGAGGTCTGAAGCTCCTTCCAGACATACTCGAGCTGGGCGTTCACATTGCCGAGGCCAGCCTTGCCGCCGGTCGCCGCCAGCAGGCCATCAGCGCGGTCCTTATGGTGTTGGAACAAGCCGAAGGATGTATACTGTCCGTTGATCTTGTCGCCCTGCGCAAGCGGATTTCTCCTTTTCACGGTTGGGGGGAATGACGGGCGGCGTGTCACCCGAAAAGCTGGGGAGCGGAGACTTTTCGGCCTCCTCGAGCCAGTCGATTTCCCAGGCGGGCAGTACCTTATCGGCGGCATCGAGACCGTCGCGGTCGATCATCCAGTCGCGGAAGCGGCGGAAGAGCGAGGCGGTTTGTGCGGCGGCGCCGAATTCAGCGGTGAAAACCACACCCGCCTCACCGGCGAATTGCGCGTTCTTCAGGCCGGGGACGCCAGGCGCTGCGCCACCGAGGAAACCGAGGTGTTTCGGATACCAGGTGCCCGCGACCGGATTGTGCGCCTGATCCGGGCTGAAGAAGGCCATGGAGACCTTCTTGAACCGACCGGCTTTGACCAGCCCGGCGAATTCCGGTTCGATCTCGCCAATGGTGGCGAAGAGGCGCTCTTCCTGGCTGTCATAATCGAAGGACTCGATCCAGCCATAGGCCGGCGCGTCCGTGGCAGGGTGCCCGATGACGACAGGCGCCGGCGCCGTGGCTGGATCATAGCTGTCGGCCACCGCCTTCAGGTCAGCGGCGGAATAGGTGATCGCGGCGCCGGCCATCGGTTTGAAGGTGCCGGGGCGGAATACCTCGATACGGGCTGTCAGGGGTTTGGTCATGGATATCCGGCTCGGTCAGGGTGCCGAACTGGTTTCGCATGACGCTGGAGGGGATAGGTCCGGACATCTGTCCGGTCAGCCTGAGAGGGGTGTTTCAGGCCCCGCCCGCACCATGCTCTGACGACAGGGCGGCGGTCAATGGGTTTGAAGGCGCCAGGGTTGATCCGAATTGGCCCGTAGAGCGATCCTGACAGGGGCCTGACAGGGGATGAGCTAATCTGACGGGGGACGTATCACCGACCACCACTTCTATCGCTGACGCGCAAATGTCAGAGTTGCGCATCTTCAACCAGAATCACTTGCCGGAGTTTCAGTTTCGAATGTCGATGAAGATTATTGCGGCCACTTCGGCGAAAAAAGCCACGCACCTCACTCATTATACGAACTTACAAGGCCTCAAGGGTATCATCACGGGAAGAAGTTTGTGGTTGAGCCACGCAAGTTTCCTGAATGACCCAGCGGAGCTCAAGCATGGCTTGAGGCAAGCGAGACAAGTTTTGCGGTATCTCCTCGATGAATCGGATCGCGATCCTTCGCTTCCCGTCGCGACCGAACGAAGAAAAATTCTTCTGGAGAGACTGATCGCTGAGGTGCCGCAGATAAAAGATCCGAATGCCTACGTTACCTGTCTTTGCGAAGAGGACGACCTCCTAAGTCAGTGGCGAGGCTACACCCCAGGCGAAGGGGTGAGTATCTCATTCGAAATTGATGCCCTGCGGCGGGTGTTCGGCACCAGAGGAGCCGAGCTGCATCAAGTGCAATATGGCATATCCAAACCAACCCGAGGAATTCTGTCAGAACTGAAGAAACAACTTCCGGACATCGTTGGTGACTTGGAAAGCTTCATAGGGGAGAGATCGGACGATACGCTGAGTGAAGAATTCCGAAAACTAGTCCAGAAGCTCACACCTAGGTTCAAGGTGCGAGGATTTCAGGAGGAACGCGAGTGGCGTATCGTTGTCATGGACCCAGAGCGTAGCTTGGTTGAGTTCAGGCCACGTGGGCCGATCATGTTGCCATATACGTCCCTGGAAGCCTCAGAACCCTTGCTACCCATCTCCCACATCACAATCAGCCCTGGGGTAAATGACGATGCGGTCGCCGCGAGTTTGCGTTTGTTTCTGGACCACCATGAATATAAGAAATGCACCGTCCGAAAAAGTTCGACTCCTTACAGAAAATAGATCTGTATCATAATGTCTCTAGCCAGACCTCTGCGATGCGGATCACCTCGGCCTCGTCGGCGGCAGAGAACCCCAGAAACGGACGCGCCGGGATATCTCCCCAGGGCATATGCATGAAAAAGTCTTGGGATTTGGCGCGCTTCGCCGACGGCTTCGTGCGCCCCATCTTCGCGCCAAAGGAACCCTGAGGTGCACCAAAATGCATCACCGCCGCCTGCGGAGCTGGCGAGCCGATCAGGAGCTGAGTGTCGGAGGCCTGATAGTTGATGCCGGCCGCCATCCGGCTGGTCGCGCGCAAGATCGTGGTGGCGGTGATGCCGGCCTTCTTGCGGCGCTCCAGGGTGAGCGGGCGCAGGCTGGCCCAGGGTGTCCCGTCCGGGCCGGTTTCGCTGGCGAAATTCCGGGGAATGGCCTCGTCGGTCATGTATTCGCCGACGTTCTTGTAGAAGCCTGCCAGGTTCTCCATGCGCGAGGCCAGCTCCGCGAGCCTTGCCCGTGCCTGCGCGTCGTCGAGCTCCGCTCGGAATGTGATGCCTGCCACTGGATTTTCTCCTCAAATGCGCTAAGTTTCAGGTGTCAGCCCGGTGAGGCGGTGCCTGCCCTCACAACCGGTCTGACGCGGCGGCCCGAGCACCCGGGCCGCTATTTTCTTTTCCAGACCAGCTTGCCGATCCGCTGAGCGTCGAGATGGCGCATATCCGGCTTTGACCGGTTCAGCGGCGCATAGCCGGTGATCTCGCGCCAGAATTTCCGGCCCAGCTCCATCATCACCACCAGACCATTGCCAGGATCGGCGCGGATGTAGCGACGGGTCAGTGCCTGATCAAACTGTCCAGGATGCGCATCGAGCGGCACTTCCCGCACCCCGAGCCAGATTTCGTCAGGATCTGCCAGCGCCTCGGCTATAAGCGCGGCATAGGAGGCATGGCCGCGCTTATAGCCCTTCCAGCGACCGTCATTGCCGAAGAACATCTCGCCCGAGATCGGGAAACGATGGCCGGCCTTATCCTCGAACAGCGCGGCGCGGCCGACATCGCCGCCAAGCGGCTGCAGCAGCGCTCGGATGTAATCCTCGGCCGCAAGACCCTCCGGCATGACCGTGGCCTGAAACGGCCGGGCCTTTGCCAGCAGATCCGCAATCGGCTCCGGCTGATCGATGCTGACAACATGCCGGCCGCGCGGATCGCCGGTCGGGACAGCATCCGGATCCTGCAGGAGGGCTGAAGGCACGAGGCCGCGCTCCCAGTGATCACCGGGCATGTAGTCCCAGCCCTTTCCGATTCCCATCGGCTGCATGACCAACTGCCCGGTGGCGCGGTCGATCTGCGGGATCAGCGCATCCCGGGGTGCTTCATCCGGCCCTGTTTTGCCCAACCGCTCAAGAGACCGGCGCGACAGGGTCCGGACACCGCAGCTGCAGAGCCAGTCATTCGGCGGGAAATGGGTATCCCACCACGGGTCGTTCCACATCAGAACGAGGCCATGCCAGCCGAGGTGCTGCTTGCGGGGAACCTTCGGGGTGCGGCTGTCGCCGTGCAAATACTGCCAGTATGGCCGGAGCTTCACCACATCCGGGTCGCGCATCTGCTTCAGGCGGCCGGCCATGAAGCTGGTGCGGATATTGGTCTCGAAGATCGTCCGGATCCGCCATTCCCGCTCGCCCTTATAGGACCAGCCATATTTCTCGACGAGGCGGTCGAAGTCCTTGGCGAAGTCCTCGACATAACGGCCGTTCTCGGCGGCGTCGATGATCGCGGTCTGAAACTCCTCGAGCATCGCGGTATCGGTGACGCCGGCCACGACGAAGGCGCGGTCGTGGATCCCGTGCATCGCATCGAGCCAGCTCCTAGTCGGGAGCGGCCGCTTCTGGCGCAGGAAGTCGATCTGTTCCTTGAACGGGAGCCGGCCGGGGGTGATGGCAAAGGCGGCACCTTCATCATCATCGAGGAAGACATGTTCCCGGCCCTCCCATGCCGCCAGTTCCATCGCATCTGTCAGGATCGAGGCGAGCGGCGCCGGTGTCCAGCGCGCAGCGAGCTCGAGGAGGCCGGAGAGTGCCGCCGCCCAGCCATCCTCTGTCGCGCCGAAGCCGGTGGCCTGATCGAGAACCTGACGCACCGCCGCGACCCGGCGCTGAAAATGAAGCTCGGCCGTCTCCAGCGCCTCAGTGACGACGCGCTCGACCGGCCCGTCAGGCTCAGAAAAGCAGACGTGACGATGCGCTACCGTTTTTTTTTAAGCCGGACGGCCGAGAACTGGGCGACATCGGCGGTCTGGAACGGGTCGGGTTCCTCGGCCTCTCCCGCGAAGGCGTGGCGGGCCGCGACCAGCGCATCAATCGCCTTGTCCGAAAGCGCGTCCGTCACCTCAAAGCTGACGATGTATTCCCGCGCGACCTGATCATCCTCGAATTTCGCGGCCTGTTTGACAATGATGCTGATCGCCTCATCCGTCAGCTTCGCGGCCTCGGCCTTCGACTTCCGGGTTTCTGCTGCGGCCTTTTCGTTCTTGGGGCGCAGCCTGCGCACCGTGGGCACCGCAGCCCCTGGCAGGTTGTATTCGACAATCCAGCGGCAGAGTGATCCCCGCAGCGTGTCGGCCAGCTCGTCCCCATCACTGTCGGCGCGCACCTCGAGCTGGTCTGCATGGACCTCGCCAAGCGCGCGGTTGCCGCCGCCCTCGGTGACCTGGCTGGTCAGGGTCTCCCCGGTGACTGCAATCGAGATCTGCTTGTCCCAATAGGCCACGAACTGTTCATAGGTGACCGTGCCGCTGCGCGATGCCTCCAGAAACTCGATATCCGTCCCGATTGGCACGGTGATCGCCGAACTGGTACGGACATTGACCAGAGTGTTCATCAGCCGGGCCTGTTCGTCCGAGAGCATCCCATATGGGGTTTTACCCACCACGGTCGGCGCCGAAAACTTCTCGAGGAAGTGCAGCCAGAAGGTAATCCCTTCGCGCTTGAACAGGACTGCCCAGAACAAAGACGAGCCGAGACCGAGGCCATAGGGGTTGTTCCCGACCACGCCGACACGGTGAACGATAAACTTGCGCGCCGGCAACAGCTCGCCCTCGGTCATGTTATTCCACGTCAGGAGGCGCAGCTGCCAGTCCCGGTCAAAGACGAAGCGGCGCTGGTCATGGGCGATAATCCTGACAGGCCGGATCTCGGCGCCGACGCGATCCCAGACCAGCTCGGCCGCTGAAAACCCCATCAGGGTTGCGTCGAGTAGATCGCGGCAGACCTTGTCGAAGGGCAGCGCTTCGAAACAGCGATCCACCAGGTCAGCCGCTTCCTTGTCGATGGGGCGATCCCCGCCGGGCTCAGCCTCCCAATCCCGGGACACCAGGGCGCTTTTGCGCTTCTCCAGCATCGAGCCGGCATGCGGATCGCGCTTGATCTCCTGATAAATCGCGAGGCCCTTGCCGCCGCCTTGTTGGATCAGGGTGTCGTCGGCATGCTGCATCGCCCCGGAATAGAACGGGATGGTGATATCGTTCGCCACCGAGGCGATCAGGGTGCGGGCGTCCGAGGGCAGGTTTTTGCGGGCCGATTCCGCGAAGGCGGCCGGCTGTGCGCGTGGGGCGTGTTTCGGCTTCTTGCGGCGGCTCATTTCTTATTTCCCCTGCGCTGGACGATTGCCCTGCAAATCCCTTCAAGGACTTCGATGATCTGACCAGCCGCGTTCCAGCCAAAGCGGGCACCGAGTCCGGCAACCAGGGAAAAACCAAAGATCTGAAACAGGATCATCCGCGCCCCCCCAGCCTGAAACCTGACCGCTGGCCAGCGCCCGACGCCGAGGCGGTCTGCATGTTGCCCGCGCCACCAGCGCCACCGCCGCCCGCGTAAAGCAGGGTGTTCTGCCAGAGCATGTCGAGGGCGTCGGGGCCGTCATCATGGGCGCCGTTCGGCCACTGCTGCAGCTGCTCGATCATCGTGGTCTGTGTGGTGTTGAACCGGATCAGCCCTGCCGTGACGGGGGGCTGAAGGCGCTCGATGCGCAGATCCTTGTCGGCATTCGGGATGATCGGCACGGCCGAGATCCCGACGCCCTGCTTTGCCGCCGTCAACATCAGCGTGGTACGCAGAAATTCCTGGAACTGGACGGTCTCGACGAACCACAGCATGCAGCGGTATTTCCGCTGCATCTCGATGGTGTCCGAGATGATGATGTCCGGCAGACGTTTGCGGATCGATGCTTCAATCAAGTCCATGACGCCGGTCAGCCGGTTAACCGGCGCAGTAAATGCGTCATTGCGCGGCCGTTCCCAGGAAAAGATGTGCCAGGTATCACTCAGACGCTCGAGGACACCTGAGGCAAAGCCGGACCAGAGAGGGCGAGGGTAAGGATTGAACTTCGGCAC